GCGCGAAGACGTGCAAGCTATTTTCCAAGAGGCGTTTGCTCTGGCTACGGTGAAGCTGCCTAACTACCAGTTAGGTAAGACTTGGTGGAAGCGTATGTATAAAGAGCCCCACCCCTCCAAAAAGAAGCGCGATGCGCTGTATGAATTGGAACGGGATTTGTCATACGTTGCGTTTGCACTGAACCGACGTGTCCAAAGCGTTGAGATAAAGGAGACAGAGTGATGAGTGAAATTATGGATAGATTAAAGGCGCATATTAGTTCGCCAGATATTTATGAACCGCCAACAATCAAGCAGCTATTGACGTTAATCGAAGAGATTGAAAACGATTTGGAACTGCCTGACTATCGACGAAGCCTTACATGGTGGAAGCGTATATGCAAAGAGCCTCACCCAGATAAAGAAAAACGCGAAATGCTGTATGCTTGCATTCTTGCATATTCTCCTATAATATCGTAGATGAAACGAGGTATGGAGAAAACAATGGATACCACACGTTGGAAAAGTGTCCTCGTACCACGCGAGGTTTATGAAGAAATAAAAGAACTGTCCAAATCAGAAGGCAGAACAATCGGGGGACAACTCCGGGTGGTTTTCGATTGGTATAAATTCGAACGCGCTCTTCTTAAGAAATCTAACGAGGCAGTTGATTCCGTTGTCGATAGCAGTTGATAATCCAATACACCGAAGGCTTATGAGAAACGAATGCCCAAAATGTATGACCCCTTTGCAAGTAATTGAAAAGACTGAAGAAAACCTTGTAAGGACGTGTATCAGATGCAAATTGACGATTATAGACGATCCGAAGACCGCGGAATATCCAGAAAAAGTATGCGATTAACTATTGATTATCCCATACAAATGTGTCACATTACTTGTGCAGGTGATGTTTGTTCAAAAAAATCTGCACTCCGTAGTAAAACCGCCCCTAGTCTCTTGCCCGAGGCTAGGGGCATCTTTTTTAGGAGGGAAAAATGCCAGACTTTGTAAACGGCTTGATGGCCAAGAAACCAAAAGAGAAAGCGCCTGACTTTGTTAAGTGCAATCTTAGCATAAAACGCGAAGAACTAATCGCGTGGCTATCTGAAAAAGACAGCGATTGGATAAATGTTGATATAAAAGAAAGTGGCCGCACTCTCAATTGGTACGCGGAGGTGAATACATGGGAGGCAAAAAAGTGAAGCTAACGCCTGATTGTCCTACATACCAAGATTTGTATCGCAAAGCGTGGGTTCAACAAATAAAAATTGATTTTGCCAAAAACCCAAGGTTGCGGTCTGAGTATTCTTCTCGAAAATTGTTGCGAGACCGTATACCCGAAAATGCTAACAAAGGGGGCCGACCAAAAACAACCTTTAAAAACATGCCGGACAAAGTTAAGATAATAAATAATATGAAGCTACAAAACATAACAAACGAGGAAATAGCGGGCATGACAGGCTTTTCTAAACGCGTAATCCTTGAGTTTGTCGAAAGATACCATCTCCCTCGGACAGAATAAATGACCCCATCCACGCTAAATGAAGTCGAAGAAGAAGTAAAAGAAGACTTCATGTGGTCTATGGAATGCGCTCACGAACTAATACAAGAAATGACCGCAAGCGACATGAACATGGGCGCAGCAATTGGGGGAATGCTCACGCAAACCCTCACTGCGCTCATGGCTTTCGCACCAGATAATGAAACAGCCATGCAAGTCCTGTCTTCCTGTATTCAAAACGCAACCGTCAACATAATCGACAGGAACGCAAAGACCCAAAACCATCGCGGTTCTGTCAAAATACACTGAAGCTTGACACTAGCGCATAATATCCCATATAATGATCCCACCTAACTATGGAGATAACGATGTCAAAAACACTCACCAAAAAAGATATATGCTTGAAATACGGCATAAAGGCACAGAAATTGGAATATCATATTAAAAAAGTCGTAACAAAACGCAGCCCTATGCCATTTCCAAAAGGCACAACAATTAAAGGCATTCGCCACTTTAAAGAATCAGAAGTGGAAAAGTACGCCGCCTCAAACAAAACGTTCAGTAAACCGTCCCACAAAGAACTCGGGATGGCAGAAGCTGCGGACTTTACTACAACTCACGACACACAATTCGAAAATAAAATGTGGGAAGCCGTGGCCCCCGAACCTTGGCACGTCCGACATAAATACGTCCTTTGGGCCGTCATAGGCGGAGTAACAGCCGCAATCGTAGGCATCTTAGTATGACCGACTTAGAAATCGAAATCATGCTCAACGAAGTGTTCGCCAAAGTCTTTGGACCCGATTGGTGAACCTACCACTGCACTTGGACGCCGAGCTTAAACGTATCGGCGTCCTCGAACCAAAGCCCGAAAACCCCTTATCCTCCTCAAAGCCCACGGCCCACGAGCCATGGAAACCAAAACACGATGGGGATGAGCCGCCGTTTTAAAAGCGCACCTAATTTCTTAAAAAATTAACTATTGACTTTATCGCATACCTGTGGTAATATAATATTGTCGATGGGATGAGCCCATTGGCCGGGGCGGGCAAGCCCCATGCTCTTTGACAATGGACTTCGGTCCTACATACTACGGAGAAACACGATGAAGAAATTCACGTTCGAGCCTTCCTATGACATCGACCAGTTCGACGAGGACAAACCGAAAGACATCGAGTTCCACTTCTTCGGCAGCAACGCCTACGAATGGTCCACCGATGTCGATTTCCAAAAAGTCTACGACTGGTTCGCCGAACAGGGTCACACGTTCTCTATCCACTTCGTCCCAATCCACGCGACGAAAGGATACCAGATCAATTTCCAAAGCCCTCAAGGCGTCGATGCGCACTGGTTAGGCACCTACCATCCGAAATAAACTAAGCAGCAAAGCCCGCGGTCCACGGATCGCGGGTCTTTTTTTGGGCGAGTTTCCCCCGATGACAAAACAATAGACAGTCTATAACGGCCCACGGGCCACGGGGCGGTTACAAATAAACGCGTTCCCTTATATATACAGCCAGAAATAAAAATAAATATTTTTTGTAAAAATAGGCGTAACCGGTGTAACCGTGTAACTTTGGGTGTTTTGTTCTTTATATATAGGGACTTAGAAGTAACACAAAGTAGTTTTCAAAAATGTAACGTAACCAGAGTTTGTGTAACCTTTGGGCCAGAAGTGCGTTAAGGGGGTCTGAAAAGTTTTTTATTTTTTTTTATTTCTGTAGCTATATATACAAGAGGGCTGTTTTAAGGGTAAAGTATCTGCAAATAACTAGGATACTATCATGGCATCGAAAGCTAAATCAAATGTCCCTGCCCCTCGCAAAAAAGGCGGCCGACCTAAATCGACTAAAGCTGCGGTCCTGACTAGGCGGCAAGAGCTTTTTGTAAAAGAGCTTGTTTCTAAGGATGGCCAAATCACTATGCGGGAAGCTGCGGTAAATGCAGGATATCCGGCAGGATCAGCGCATACCCGAGCATACGAGATGACCAATCCTAATATCTGTCCGCATGTGGTGGCAGCCATACAATCATATCGCGCCGAGCTTGATGAAAAGTTTGGCGTGAATTACCAGCGGCATCTGCGCGACCTTCAAACCATCCGCGATGCAGCATTAACCAACGGAGCTTACTCGGCAGCCGTTCAAGCAGAATATCGGCGGGGGCAAGCGCAAGGCGATATTTATGTGAGCAAATCAGAAATCCGTCATGGCAGCATCGATTCGATGAGCAAGGACGAAGTGCTGAATGCTCTGAAGGAGATTAAACAAAGTTATGCCCCGATCACTATCGACGTTACTCCCGAAGGAGAGAGCAATCCCCAGAACCGCGACAAAGCGCGAGGCCGACTTTTGGAGGCTGATGAAGAATGGGATGCAGAAGAGCCCGAGAACATGGAAAAATACCCGAATTGAAACGTGGGCCATGCCGGGCATTCCGGATGTTTTATGCTGCGATGAAAATGGTAAGTTTCATTTTGTAGAATTAAAGGCGACCTCTGGAAACGCAGTGGACCTAAGACCTCATCAAGTCGCGTGGCTTACAACGCACAGTCATGCTAGCGTTTGGGTTTTGGTCCGTAAGCTGCAAACCAAAACAAAGCCTCAAATGATCTATTTGTACCACGGTAAGGACGCTATGGATTTAAAGATGGAAGGCTTGACGGTTACGCCGGTTTACTGTTCAGACGGTGATTTTGATTGGGGTAGGATAATGAGCTTGATATCTCCGATATAATCGCATAATATCTTAGATCTAACTAACAACGGAGAATATTATGGAACACGACGCAAGACACGGCGGCCCGTATGACCGCGGACGGGCTGATTATTTTTATGATAGGGCGTGGGCACCGCATTATTTTGAGGGTGCTACATATACGTCAAATAAAATTGAAAAGCCCAATATGACAAAAGCTCAGTTGACTGCATATGCGGACGGTTATCGCGATGGGGAATCTGACGGCGTGAAAAAGGATTGGGGTTAAATGTTTATTTTAGAATTACTCTATAAAATACTTTATGGAAAAGACGCAGTTGATGATTTAAACGATCCGCCCAAAAGACGTAAAAAATAATAAAATTAAACCCGGTTGACGCCGGGTTTTTTATTGCGCTATAGTATGCGATATATCTTATACACTATGGAGGGCAAACCATGAGATTATTAATCAAGTTTAACAACGGCCACGTTTTTAAAAAAAACTTTTTAAACGCGCCGCAAGCTTATCAATATGCTAATAACAACGTTTCATTAACGGGCGGACGTATCCAGTCAATTGCTTTAGACACGGGGCGAGGGCTTCGTGATTTATGGGCGGTGCATTGGAATACATATTCCCAAGTTAAAGGGATGAAATTACCATGTTAAAGACAGTTGAACTAAGCCGCGCCAAAAAAACAAAAGGCATAGCGGTAACATATAGAGCGGGCACCGGGGAAAAATACGGGACTTGCCCGACCAC